ACGGGCGTGGTGGCGTTCATCTGATCCTCAACTGTAGGAAGTGGTAAGTCGGTCGTCCCATTTGACGTTGGTGGCGGTCGCCGTCGTCACCGTACCAGCCGAGGCAACGGTCGTTCGTCTGATCGTCCACACGCTCGCGCTCGTCGTGCTGCCAGAGAGGGCGCGCCCGATGTACGAGACGTTCGACACGGTGTCGCTGCGAACGGCACCACCGCTTTCGCCAGGCTCGCCCTGCGGACCGGGCGGGCCTTGTGGACCGGGCTCTCCCTGCGGACCGGGGTCACCTTGCGGACCGGGATCGCCTTGCGGGCCGGGCTCGCCTTGCGGACCTGTGTCGCCCGCTTGCGCCAACAGCGTCCAGTAGTCGTCGATGTAACCACCGAACGGCCCGTAGCCGGACGGCGCGTAACGCAGGCAGTACCACGTCGCGCCTCCGTGAGTCACGACGGCACCGACGTTGTAGATCGTGCCGCCAGACCACACGCCGAGAAAGTTCCACAGCGCGTCGTCGCCGGGCTCGCCCTGCGGACCTGGCGGCCCCTCAATGGCGAACTCGGCCCACGTCGTCAGATCGGAGCCTAGCCGGTAGACCTTGGAATCGGCCGCCACGAACACCAGCATCCCGGCCTCGCGGCGGGCCGCCGTAATCGCGTCCCGCTCGGCAGTCGTGGCGACCGTCCGATACCCGCCTTTACCGTAGCGGGCCTCGTGCGACGGATGAACGTCCGTCGTGTCGAACGGCACTACAGGCGAGGCGACGTTGGTGCCTTTGATGCCGGCCATCACGCCACCTCGACGGCCGCGGTGCCGGTGATCGGGTAGGTAGAGCGGTAGATCGCGTAGGAGCGTGCCGCCTGGCCGGAGAACGTGATCGAGCGGGTGGTGAGCTCAAACGCCGACGTGACGAACCCGTTGAGCGTGATTGTCGGGGCGTTGAACGACGCCGGCAGCACGACGTAGATGTATGCCGCCGTCGCCGCGACCGTGCTCGAGGCCGCCCGGTTCGTGCCGAGCGTCAGCGTCAGCTGCGCCACGATCTGCTGGTCGGTGATCGCCGCGGCCGTGGACGCACCGACGGCACGCACCAGGAGCGGGCCTGTGGAGCCTGGAGCGTTCGTCTCGATCCGTTGCGTGTGCACTCGTCGCAGGGTTTCAGAGCGGTCTGACCACCGCCAGGCGTTGTCGCCGCCAGCCGGAATCGAGACTTCGTAAACGCACTCGGTGCCGTTTTCCGTTACCGCGATCCTGTCGCCTCGCTGCGGGTCGTCGGCGAGGTCGTCGCGGTGAATAAAAAAGTCGCGGGTCTCAATGCGAGTGACGCTGCCGTCCTTCGTGATCGCATCCCACTTACCCACAACAAGGGTTGCCGTGCACTGGCGCGTTAGGCCGACCTTGGGGCGGTACTCGACCATGGCGGCGAGGTGCTCTCGCCGCTGATCTTCAAACCATGCCTCGGCCTTGGCCAGCAAGTCCTGCACGTCACGCTCCCCGTTCGGGGCCGGGGGCGGGCTGCGGCTGACGCTGCCCGCCCCCAGGCTCCCGTGGACTAGCGGGACAGCTTGACGCGGACCACCGTGTCGGTCGTCGCCGGCTGCACGAGCACGATGCCGACCGGCGCGTAGGCGACGGGAGGCGTAGCCCCGTCGTTCGCCGAGCTCGTCACCTTGCCGGTGGACGTGTTGTAGTAGAGCTTCGTGCCAACCGCGAAGTTGGTCCCGGAGCCCGTTGCCTTGTCCACGTCCGCGACACCCTCGACCTGGAGCGAGCCGAGCACGTTGGCGGCGATCGCCTGGCTGGCGATGCCCACGAGCTCGGTCCCGATCGCCACCATCGCACCGACCGCCACCGCCGAAGACGGCGTGTGGTCGATCACCTCACCGCTCGCCACGAACTTTGCCATCTGACTCTCACTTTCTGGAGATTGGAAACTTGTCGGATTGGTCAAGCCCGGCGGCAGGGTTTCGGCCCCTGCCGCCGGGCACGATGAACTTCAGCCGGGTCAGGCGGTCGCCATCCGGTAGGCACCCTTGCTCTCGGCCTTGGCCACGCCCCACGAGAAGTGGCCGCGGACCATGATGCCGAGCGTGTCGAAGTCCGCGTCGGCCTGCTGCACGGTCGGCGTCCGTTGACCGTTGAGGAACGCGACTTCCATCGCCGGCAGCTCGCCGGGGTTGGCCACGAGCCACCACGTCGAGGCCGACGTGAGGTACGAGCTCGCCACGACGCGGTAGCGTCCGGCCAGCACGTTCACGTTGGTCCGCGTGGAGTTCTCGCCGGTGATGAGCAGCGAACCGCTCATCAGCTCGGCGGCGGTGATCTCCAGCTCCGGCGGCACGAGCAGCATCGACGGGCTGATGCCCAGCGGGTTGCCGTCCGGGTCCGTGAGCTTCCGGTAGCTCGACGCCGCCGTACGCAGGGAGCCGATGGCCAGGGCGTTGCCCGAGCCGGCCGTCTCCTTCGCGTAGTAGGTGGCGTTGTTGCTCTGGAACTCGGTCCAGAACACCTTGTTGAGCTTGATCGCCGCCCCGCGGCCAAGCCGCTGCGGGACGACGGTCAGGGCGCCCAGGTCGTCGTTCACGATGTCCACCATCGTGATCGCCGAGAGCCGGCCGTACAGCTTCGCGCTGATCGACCGGGTCTCGTCACCGGCCTCGGCGTGCTTCAGCTCGCCGCCGTTGCCGACCTCCTCGAACTCGAAGCCACCCGTGACGCGAACGCCCGTGACGGCCTTGTAGTCCGAGACCGACCGCACGGATGCGATCTGGTCCCAGTTGCTCTCGACGGCGGTGAAGCCTTGGAGCAGGAACTTCCCGTAGGTCGCCGAGAGGACGTTGCTGATCGAGTGGGTCGAGAACCCGCTCGCCAGCACCTCACGGATGTTGCCCTCCGAGATCCGGGACGGCCCGGTGTAGCCGTTGGCACGAGCCGCGTCGATGAGCACCTCGCCGAGCGACGTGTTCCGACGCCGCCGATCGGCGGCCTCGAGCACCTTCGCGTCGTAGGCCTTCTCGACGCCCTGGAGGCCGCCGGCCAGGCAGAGCGCCGCCTCGACCACCTTGGGGCTGTTGGCCGCCTCGGAGTCCACGACGTGCACCGCCGGAGCCTTGGGCCGCTCGGCGCGGACCTCGGCCAGCCGCTCGGCACGCAGCTTCTCGAGCACCACGGCGGCGACCGCCTCGGCGTCGATCACGGCAGCCTGCACCGACTTCTCCGCGGCGACGATCGCCGGGGCTTCCGTCTTCGGCACGGCGGCCTCGACGGGCTTCTCGTTGAGCTGCTCGCTCATATTGCCCTCTCCATTCGCCTCGGCGGCGATCGCCGCGGACGTTGCACCGTCCGCACCAAACAGAACAACACTCGTTTCTCGGAGATCCGAGCTGCGAGCGATGGTGATAGGGCCGGCAAACTCGCGGCCGTTCACGGCCACGACGCCACCGGCGTTGATGTTTTCGAGAGCCCTCGCGTCGGCCCCGATCGAAGCCTGGAGCGGGACTCCGGCCTTTGCGAACCGGATCAGCTTGTCGGCGGCGGCCTCGCCGCGAATCAGTTCGCCGCGGATGACGAGCTGGTCGCCGGAGTTGAGTATTTCGGTGGACCGGCCGATGACCGAATCCAGCAGCGGCAGCTCGCGGCCGTGGGCGTAGAGGATCGGGATCGAGGCCTTGGCCGTATTCATGCTGGCCAGGTCAACGACGATGGGGTTACGGCTCCAGCCCTGCCGGATGGCGGCGCCGGTGTAGGCCACGAGCTCGAAGGTAGCCGGGGCCGCGTCGTCGGCGGCCTGAACGTTCATCGTCGCCGTCAGTTCGATGCGGTTGCTCATAGGGGCTGCTCCTGCGTCCGCGAAGGCGCCGGACGAATGGCCGGCTCAACGCCCAACTCAGTCTCCAGTTCCCGCTCGGCGGCCCGCTGCCGCAGAACGACCCGCCAATCGCGGCCACGCTTCGAGCAAACTTCCGACAGGCTGGCCATGTTGTTCGCCACCATCGCGGCGTCGGCCTCGGCCTCCTTCAAGGGATCGACGTGCTCGAAGCCGTCCCACGTCCATGCCCAGTTCCAGGAGCCGAACGGCGGCAGGCCGCGAGGAATGACGTTGCCCACGTCCACGGCCTCGTCCAGCCACGCCAGAAGCAGCGGGTCCAGGAAAACCCGCTCCATATCGTTCCGCTCAACGGCGATCCGCTTGCGGTAGACGAGGTAGTCGCCGCGCATCGAGCTGTAGTTGGCCGACGATGAGTCCATCGCTGCCACGATGTACGGCATATCCAGGCAGCGGGCGATTTCGTTGAGGAGCCGACGCACGAAGGCGTCGTGGCTACTGACGGGCTGCTCGGCCTTCATTTGGACCGGCTCCCAGCCGTCTGGAGCCGCGACCGCCATGCCACGAACGATCGGCATGGTCTCCATCAGTTCGAGTGCGGCGGCACCGGCGCCGTCGGCCGGCATCGTCGTCTTGAGAATCGCCGCGAAGTTGGCCGCGGTCTCGGCCGCGGTCACAACCGCGAGCGTGTATCGCCGCAGCAGGGCGAACAGCTCGAGCGCGGGGGCAATCTCCGGCACGCCGCGATGCTGGCCGGGTCGGGTCGCGTGCATCCAGTGCAGGACAAAATCCGAATCGACCCAATCACCATCCAGAACAAACCCCGGCGTCAGCGATCCGGGGTGCGACTTAGCGACCCAGTAGCTCGTGACATTGCCGTCGTCGTCGAACCGGACGCCGTCCACGTCGCTCTCGGTCATGAAACCCATTGGCGAAATGACTTGATCGGTCTCGATCAGTCGCACGTCGAGCTGGACGCCGCGGAGCCGTCTGTTCGTAGTCTTGAGGCCGAAAACCTCGCCGTCGCCGATCTTGCTCGTCTTGCAGATCCGCAGTTTGCGGGCCAGGTCGATGTTCACCGACCAATCGTAGAAGGCCAGTTCGACGGCCCGCGTGGCATCCGGCGACACGTCCGGCCCAAGGTCAAGCTGGAGCCTGGGGCCGGTGCCGACTAGATCGTTCGACCAGGTGGACGCGATGCCGGCCGCGTAGCAGTTGTTCCGCATCTCATAGCGGGCACGATTGCGGAGCGTGCGGCGGACGTGCGGCTGGAGGCCGGCGTCCGCCGAGTAGTGGTCGGCGGCGGCCCAGTGCCTCTTGTTCAGATCATTCGTCTGAGCCGAGTCGTACTTTGCGTTCACTAGATTCGACAGCGCAGCCTGCTGTGCCGCGACTTTCGCCGCGAGCTGACGCTTGGTCGGGCCAGTGAGAGCGGAAAACAGCCCCATCAGCCACCGGCCCCCGGAGGCTGGATGCGGGCCAGACGGAGCCTCTGAAAAGGCGAAACCGTCGTGCTCACTGCTGCCCGGCTGTTGATGACGAACTTGGCGGCCTCGACCTGGCGATCCAGTTCGTGCTGCTCGACTTCGCCGGCCTCAGTCCGCGCACGACGTGGCTGGGCGAGATTCGCCGCCACCGCGTCGATAACGTCCTCGTTGGCCACTGGCTTGCTCCTACCAACCAGTGTACCAGTGTTCAGCGGTACTTAGAGGAACTCCATGAGCCCCTCGTCGTCTTCCGCGTCCAACTCGTCGCAGAAGTCTTGATCCGCGCACCACATGGCACTGGCCTCCGAGGGTCCAATGCCAGCCTAGCGGTGAATGGCTCGTGGCCTGCCGACAGGCAGCAGCGAGCCGGGCGGGTGTGGTAGGCGCTACCGCCGCGGCTCGCCCTTCCACATTACGGTCAGATAGGTGCCTATGAAGGCACCGGCCGCCAGTGGCGCCAGGTACCAGATGTTGCGAGAGTATGTCACTATCCCGTAGGCCAGGAGCGCGTAGATCACGGCCGACAGGGCCGCCGCGCGGACAGCCCGCCGTTCACCAACCGCGATGATGTAGGCCGCATACAGAACGTCCACGACGACGTATGTGGCAAACACCATCGCGGCGGTGAGCGGTGAGAAGTCGCTCATCTGTAGCGGATGACCGCGAACCACTGACGGCGGGAAGGCGAGTAGGCAACACCTTCCTCCACGATCGGCCGCTTTCCGAAAAAGCAACACGACCTACGGGCAGACTCCGGGGTCGGGCCGCAGCCTACCCCCTCGTACTGGTTGCAGCTCGAGTGCACGAGCGTGCCACGCCTGGCGATGATGATGGCGTGCTCTTGGGCCGAGATCACGGCCGGGCCGCGGACGATCACGTCCTGGGCCACGGCGCCGGAACACAGCAGGCAGAAGACGAGCGCGATTGACCGCATGAGAAATCCTTTCTCGTTTGTGGCATCCGATCCGCCACCAAACTGCCACAGGCCGCTGCGGCGTCAATGGCGGTTTCAGTGGGCGTTTCGGCCCATCAGCTCTGCCCGTTTTGCCGCCATCGCCTCTTTCGTGATTCGCTTGCGGTCCATCCTGGGCGACGATTCGACGCCAACCGCCGAGAGCCCGGTGTAGGAGGCCGCGACCGAACCCCCAACGATGCAGTCCCATAGATGGTTGTCTCGGCCCGGCGTCAGCCGCCACTCGTCCACGACGCGCATCTTCGACTCGACGCGAACGGGTATTTCGCTCGCCATCTGCTCGGCGAGCATATCGTGCTCGCCAGCGTGGACCGTGAACCCCTGCGGGTCGCCGACCGGCAGCTTTACGCGGCTGGCCACAAACGTCTTCCATGCGTTTGTGTCGTAAAGGACGTGCCGCTGGCGATGGATCGTGCTGGTGCGCCAGTTATGGCCGATCCGCTCGCCCCGATCGGGAGCCTTGTCCGAAATAGTTTGACCAGAGGCACCTACGAATCGGCCATGCGTCGGGAGGATTCGCGGCCCGTATTTCGATCGCCTGGCGAAGTCCCGCACCACTCCCTGCGTCTGCGCCCAGTTGGCATCCACAAACATCTGGCTCACCTGGAGGACGCCGTCGTCGGTCTCGCGGCCGTACTCGCGGTCGAGGATCATGGCCGCGACGGCCTCAAGGCCTCCCAGGATCGCCGCCTCGACGTTGCTGCCGTGTTTCTGACTCAGTAGCCGCTTGGCGTCGCGCAGCGTGAAATACGTCCGGCCCTGCTCTGGATAGGAGCCATAGGCCACGACGTGCCCACGAAGTTGGTGCCCCCAGGCCACGACGGCCCAGTAGAGGAGCTCTTTCTGCACGTCCACAAAACAGGTGAGCGTGTCCAGACCGCTCGGCACGATCCATCGCGGCACGTTCAGTACCTTGGCCGCAACGTCGGAGACCTGGAGGCCGTCGGCCCGTGCGGTCTGCTCGAGCGGCTCATTCTGGAACTCGGCCATAAAGGCCGATTCGCCGCGGTCGATACGGAGGTTCCATGCGTGCTGGATCGCCGAAAGTTCGTCGGCTTGCTTGCGGGCCGGCCATGCAACCCGGCCTCCGGCGTCCATCGCAACCTGGTTTGCCGCGTAGAACTCGTCGGCCGCCTTGGTGCCGTGCCCGTCTCTCTGGCCGCGGCGCCGCAGCTCGGCGTATTCGTCCCACAGTGCCGTGTTCGTTGGCCACGAGTAGACGAGCTTGAACCGCCTGCCTTGCCATGCCGGATGCCGGTTGCGGTCCAGCAGCCGGTCGGCCAGGTCGTCGTTGTGAATGACCGTCACGGTGGAGAGACCGCTGATCTTCACGCCAGGGCCGGCGAGCCCGAGGATCGCACCCTTGAGCACTGCCTCGCGGCTTTGCACCTGTGACGGGCTGCGGGCAGACTCATCGGTCTGCGGGTCGTCAATCAACACGAGCGTCGGCCGCACCTTCCGGCCATCGCTTGCCCGCTTGGCCGTCATGCCGCGGATGCGGCCGGTGATGCCGGCGACCCGGATGATGCCGCTTGAGGCCGGAGACTTCGGGATCGTAGGGAACTGCACTTCGTCGGCCGTCCACTGGATATGCGTCGGCTTTCCTTGGAACAGTTGCCCCTTCGCCCGCTGGTGGATTCGCTCCAGGGCCATGATCGGGAAGATCGCTTCCGGGAAGTCATCCAGAAGTGTTTCGTTGGTCTCACATTCGACCTTGATGGAGTCGAGCATCGTGCCGGCGTGCCCCTCATCCGAGCCGATGATGCACACGAACTCCCGATGCCCGTAAAGGAGCGACCATAGGGCGGCCGCCTCGACCAATGAGGTTTTGCCGGACCCACGCGGCATCGCAAACGCGAGCAGCTCGCCGCGGAGGACTGCGGCCTCTACGGCCGCGATGGTCTCCAGATGATCGTCGGACCATGCCAGGCAGAACGTCGCCGGCATATACCGCTCGCAGAACAGCCGAAACGAGTCCCGGCAGGCGGCCTTGCGTGCCTTGTCCTTGACGGGCGGCAGCGGCCCTATGTCGCGGCCAGACTCAGACAGCTCAGCCTGCCGGCGAGCCGCCCGGTCCTTGTGGGCCTCGTAAGAAGACCTCGCAGTGTTTTCTTTCACGAAACGCTTGGCCATTGCTGGATTCTGGCCGAAGCATGGGTGGGGTCAACGTCACGATGCCCTCCTTCCGTGGTTGGTCATCCTACGCGCCGGCCGCGGCGGATCGTAAAAATGGGGGGGTGGTATTTCTCAAAGCATTTGCCAGCAACTCGCGCGGGCACGGCGTGCGGCGTCCGATCTGGGTGGGGTCGCCATACGACTGCTCGAACACGCGACGCGTGTTGCCCAGGTGCAGATGGCCGACTCCCGGCAGCTGCATCTCCACGTCGGTGCCGCTGCCTCGCCGAATCCACTTCCACGTCCCGGCTCTGATGCCAGCCTTCTCCACTATCCGCGTGAACTGATCTCGGAACGTCTCGCCGCTCGCCGGCCACGGGCAGACCAGTGCCCGTGGGCAATCCGCGAGCGTGGCCCGCAGAGCCTCGAGCGTGGTCGGCGACAGCCGGAACGTGGACAACTTCGCCGTCTTCGACTGGGTCAGCGTGCAGGTGCCGTCGGCCGCGATCGCGTCCACGCGCAGGGCTACCAAATCGCCCCACCGCAGGCCCGAATCCCAGGCGACCCGGATGGCGAGATCCCACCAGACCGCCCGCGCCAGGCCGCAGCGGTGCCGCCGCTTCAGCGACTTGACATACGTCAAGAGCATCTCGACTTCGTCTTTCGTCCAGGCGGTCGGCACGAGCTCCGGCAACCGGACGCGGCGGACCCGCCTGGCCGACGGCTCGCTGGCGAGCCCGTCGTCGGCGGCGGCTCGCCAGAGCGCCAGGAGCATCGCTTTTTTCCCGCGTACGGTGTGCGGCTTGACGGTGGCCGAGTAGTCGCGGAGCCACTCCGAGACGCTCCGCTCGTCGAGCTCGTCGAGCCGCACGGGCCGGCCGGCCCACCGCTCGACCAGATCGGCCACGATCACATACTGCCGGAGCGTGCCCGGCTTGATGTCGCGGGTCAGGGAATACCCGGTGCGGGCGTAATCGCCCAACGTGGAAGGGCCGGCGCGGCGGAACATGGCGGACCTCGAGGCGTACCGCTTCCGGGGGCTTCATGCCCCCTCGTGCGGCGAGGCGGTCGGCCAGTTTCCTTCCAGGCAAGCAGCCGTCAAACGCCCCCTACAACCGGAACCTCTCGGTTCTGTAGAGCATCGGTCTACGGAACCGAAGGTTGAAGGTTCGAGCCCTTCCGGGTGTATTCGGCTGCTCAATGGACACTAGGGTCCGGCGGCCGTGGAGGCAAGGAAATTCCACGGAGGGCCTGGATGTGGCGACGGTGAGCGAAAGACACGCGGGCGGGCGACCACGGGTTCACGAGCCGTCCGAACTTTTTGTGCGAGTCGAGCGGCTGGCGAGGAGTCGCGGCCTTCACCTGGACGAACTGGCCGCGAAGGCAGGAATCTCAACTCCAACGCTGTACCAGTTGCGAGACCCAAAAGTCTCGACGGCGAAGGCAATCGCCGCAGCGCTTGGAATCACGATTGACCGACTGATCGCTCCACCGCGGCGATCCTCTCGCCGAGCCAGCGCATGACCGGGACGGCCATTGAGTTGCCCAGCGCCCGGTATCGAGGCCCGTCTGCGGCAGGCTTCTTCCGATACTCAACCAGCGTGTAATCGTCGGGGAAGCCTTGCAGACGCTCGCACTCGCGGGGCGTCAAGCGGCGCACGGCCATTGCTTGCCGCAGGAACTGGTAGTTGTGCTCTGCGTTGGCACGCAAAGCCTGCATCGTCGGGTTTTCTGTCTGGCCGCCACCGCTCGCCCACTGGACTTGAACCGGCTGGTCAGCGCAGACATTCACCGCATCACTGCGGCCGCCGTCACCTAGATTCGTCAACGCAGGAACAATGCCGTCTGGCATGACCTCTGGCACCTTGACGCCGTCTCTGGTTCGGTTGGCGAACGCCACACACTGCGGCTGGCCGCCGCCGCTTGGCGGCTGCTTGGTCATGGTCAAGGCGCAGTCATGCTTGAACTTCGGAGTCTGCTCCGTGGTGAACGCCACAACCGTCGTCGCCCGCGTGTCGCCCTGGTCGAAGCAGCTCATCGTCGGGCTGACTTCGCCAGGCACCCATGTCTCATCGTCGGTGGTGCTTTGGGCTCGCTTGGACTTGGTGTACGGGGTGGCGAGGAAGGTTTGCTGGTGGGTGCCTTGTAGGTTCAAGGCCGTGGAGCAATCGCCTAAGTCCCGCACTTCCTCTCGTTGGTTCTGCGCGAACGCAACGTAGGTTGTGTTATCAAGGTCGGGTCCGCGTCCTTTTGACAGGGCGTGTGATCCAAGAGGCTTTGCGAGGCCGCCGCTAGAGCCGTCCGCAAAGCCGGAGGCAGAGCCTTGCCCCGCCTTTCCGCGCGTCGGAGGATTCCCGAACACGCTTTCGCGCTCAAAAAGTACCGCTGCGGCACGTCGCCAGTCTCCAAGGTGGCCGACAACGAACACACGGCGGCGGCGCTGGGCGACTCCAAACCATTGAGCGTCAAGAACGCGGTAGGCGAACCCATACCCGAGTTCGCCCAACGCCCCGAGGAAGGTTCCAAAATCCCGTCCTTTGCCACTACTGAGGACGCCCGGCACGTTTTCCCAAACGATCCATTTGGGCTGCATGACCGCAGCAAGCTGGACGAATCGGAGGGCCAGGTTGCCACGCGGGTCAGCCAATCCTCCTCGAAGGCCTGCGACGGAGAATGATTGGCAAGGGGTGCCTCCGACCAGAAGGTTAACTGGGCCGTAGCCATCAAGCATCTCCTCCGTGATCTTGGTCATGTCGCCCACATTCGGGAACCCGAAGCGGTGCTCGACAACGGCGGCCGGGAACGGCTCAATCTCGCTCGTCCATGAGCATTGCCAGCCCAGCGGCTGCCACGCAACGTGCACCGCTCCGATCCCATCACACACGCTCGCGTATTTCATGCCGGCCCTCCCTGGCGGCAGGCATAATAGCCTGTTTTTTGTGTGCTGAAAACTGCCGTTGACAAGGTTTTCAGACTTCTTTACAACCTCCCCCCAACGTCGCCCATGGGTGGGCGTCGCAAGGAAGCACCAGAGGGGCCGTCATGGTCACTCCGAAGGCACGGAAGCCGGCGGCCCTCCAATCCCAAGGAGGAGTCGATCATGGAAGACCAGGGAATGTATCTGCGGTCGCTGCGTCGTCGGGGCATGAGCAACAGGGAGATCGCCCGGCTCACGGGGCTCTCGCACGACGAACTGAACTCGCTCATGGCTCGCAAGACTCCGCGCGAGGCGTTGCAGGCAGATCCAAACGAGCTGCTGATTCAGCTCGCGGCATCGGCGATCAGGCTGAGCTGGACGCCAAGCGAGCGGCGCAATCGCCACCACATGGGGGAGTACCGCGTCCGGTATGCCGACCCAGTGTCCATCGCACCGCCGGGGCAATCACGGAACTGATTGGAGAGGTTCATCGCGTGGCGATCGACCTGGCCTACCAATCAGATCGTGCTCGCTCCTGCCACGAGCGGCTCTCCGAGCAAGACGCGGCCAACGACAAGCTCACGGTGTTGCAGCGGCTAGAGCTCGGCGACCGCGAGGCGATCTACGACGCCGTCGTGGATGCCTGCAACCAACTCGATGCGTTGCGAGAGAAGATCGGCTGCATCTTGTCGGACGCAGACAGCGACTTGCTCGCTGAACTGCGTGAGGCCGCGCCGGCCTGCATGGCGACGATCTGCTCGAGCCGGTGGAACAAGCAGGAGACCGCCGAGACGGATCGAGGCGGGAAGGAGCGGACGCGGAGCGCCGCATCAAAGAGGAAGACGCCCGCGAGTCACGGCTGACGACCGGGCGAAAGGCAAGAGGTAAGCGTGCTCGTTTTATCGCGGAGGGAAGGCGAGTCGATCCTGGTGCACATGCGCGACGGCCACAAGGTTGACGTGCGCGTGAACGAGATCGTCCACACGGAAGACGGTCAGCCGAGGGTCAAGTTGGGTATTTCGGCCCCCAACGACGTGCTCATTCTGCGTGCCGAAGTCCCGATGGCCGAGGGGCCGCGAGTGTGGGTCAAGGAGGCGACGAATGACTAGCCCAAGGCTCGCACCGCTCACGCAGCGGTCGCGGACGGGACAAATCGACGCCAGGAACCAACAGCGTGCCCTGGACAACGCAAAGCATTTGCGGCTCATGCGGGCGGCGCGCGACGTGACAATTCAGTGGCGGCGGCAGAGCGACGGCTCGTATCGGATTCCGGCCGGGGCCGTGCTGGCGCTGCTCGAGGCAGTTGACGAATCGTGGGACATCGTGAAAGGAGTTGACGCTTGAAGATCATCAAAGGAGTTGAACACTCGGCCGCAAAGGTGACTCTCTACGGAACGGAGGGGATCGGGAAGACGACCCTCGCTTCCCAGTTTCCGAACCCGCTCATTCTCGACACCGAGGACGGTGCCAGGCGGATCGACTGCGCCAAGGTCAAGTGCACCGATTGGAAGACGCTCTACGCAACGCTGATCGAGCTCGGCGGCGACGCGCAGGGCTTCAAGACCGTCGTGATCGACAGCATCGACTGGGCCGAGTCGCTGCTCAAGGAGAGCCTGAGCGCGAAACTTGGCAAGCCGGTGGATGAACTTCCCTACGGCCGCAGTTTCGGCGTCATCGCCGAGGGCTTCTCCCCGCTGCTCGCGGCTTGCGACGTGATCGTGTCTCGCGGCGTGAACGTGCTGCTCGTCGGCCACAGCACGATCAAGCGGTGCACCCCGCCGGACACGGATGAGGGCTACGACCGCTACGAGCTCAAGTTGTCGAAGCAAGTCGGCCCGCTCGTGAAGGAGTGGTCGGACGCCATCCTGTTTTGCAACTACAAGACTCGCGTGGTCGAGGGTGACGACGGCAAGAATCGCGGCAAGGGCGGCAAGGATCGGGTGCTATACGCGGAGCGTTGTGCCGCGTGGGACGCCAAGAATCGCTTCTCCCTGGCCGCCGAACTACCCATGGCGATCGACGCCCTGGCTCCGCTGTTTACGCAGCCGAAGGGGTGGCTCCAGCGGGTGCAGGAGGCGGAATCGGTCACGGATCTCGGTGCGATCGCCGACGAGGCCGACCTGGCGTTGTCGTCCGGCACACTGTCGGAGTCCCAGCACGGGAAGCTGCGTAAGGCGATCGACGCCAGGCACAACGAGCTCGAGCCGCAGGAGGTTCCAGCATGACCGCCCCGATGGACAGTGTGATGGGCGAGCGGCTCGGCCGCATCAAGAAGGTTCTGGAGGTCTTCGACGCCGGCCAAATGTCGGCCGTCAAGGCCGTGAGCAAGATCGAGGACATTGCTTCCGGCGAGGACGATCGGATCGTCCACGTCGGCAACGTCAACCGACCGGAGATTGAGACGTGAATTTCGATTCGTATTGGGGAGACGAGGACGACGCGATGGACAAGCCGCTGGCGGCCGAAGGCCGGCACACTGGCGAAATCGTGGACGTGAAGGAGAAGCGGCTCGAGTTTATGAAATCGGAGGCGAACCGCGACGGGGCCAGCCTCGTCGTCACGGTCTCGATCCCGAAGGCCCAGCGGATCGAGGCGATGATCCCGGCCAATTACCGGGGCAAGATCGAGGCTCTCGCTCGTGCGGCCGGCGTGGCGCCGCCGGTTCGCGGCGAGGATTGGGACACTGAGCAGCTCGTCGGCCGCGCCGTCACCGTTGAGACGGTGCAGGCCGTGAGCAAGAAGGGCACGACCTACGTTCGCATCGAGAAGTGGCTGGCGAGCCCGTCGCAGCCGTTTCTGGAGAAGAAGGCTCCTGCCAGGTCGCAGTCCGCGAAGGCCCACCGCGAGTTCAAGGCGAACACCGCGGCCGCCGACGACGTGCCATTCTGAGGTAATCCATGAGCGCCATGTACCGCATCGAAATAACCGACGCCTCGATAAGCCGTAAGGCCGGCATCGGAATGTGGGAAACCGTCGGCCAGCCCGTGACCGTGGACGGCGTGCCGAAGGTGCGGCTTGGGCACGGAACGATCGTCTCTGCCGAAGGGTTCTACGCATCGAAAGCCGAAGCGCTCCGAGCCGCGGCCGACAAGATCGACGTTCTTAGGCTGGCACTGATTGAACAGTCGGAGCGTCTGCGGGCCGAAGCATCTTCGCCAACGAGACAGTGACCAACTGGCCCGCGGTGGCCAATGGCGGCCGAGGAATGGCGGCCGCATCCGCCCGTGAGCCGTGAGAGCGGGAAAGTCCGCGGCAGTCGATTCCGGCACTGGCCTCCGATCGGAGCATCGACCGTCAGCCCCACGTCACGGGGCACGAACACGGAGGTTTTCGTGGGCACGTTTGTGGAGCGAGACGCGGATCTGCCGCTCGTGCGGTTGTGTCGGCGAACCGACCCGGCCACGTCGTGCGAGGCGGCGGCCAAGACGCCGGAGTTCAGCGGCGACCATCGTGAGCGAATCTTGGCGGCACTCGAGGCCGGGCCTGCCGGGCAGTCCGAACTGTCGCGTCGAACTGGCCTCACGGTGGCCCAGGTATCGAAGCGGCTGAAGGAGTTGCGGGAGAGTGGCCGCATCGTGCGAGACGGCGATGCGGTTAGTGCGAGCGGCGGGAGAGAGGCGAGGTGGAGGAGGCCATGAGAAATCAGTGGGTTGCTGATTGCGTCGATTATTGGTCTCGCCTTGTCTGCGAAACAGAGATTGGCGTTGATTGGTCTGATGCGACTGAACACTGCTGGAGATGCGGCGCAAAGAGAAAGCTCCAGCGTTGCCACGTCGTCGCAAGGCAGTTCGACGGTGGAGATGAACCGTCCAACATTGTCGCCTTGTGCTCCGAATGTCACGACGAGGCGCCTGACGTTACTGACCAATCAGAAATCTGGCGGTGGATCAAAGAAACAAAATCTTCTTTTTATGGCACTCTAACGTCAGAACGCGCTTTACATATATGCGTACAGCGCGGCGTAGACATAAGCCGTTTTGATGCGGCTCGTTTTCAATTTGCGATGGATCGCGTCGGTCTCCACCTAATGCAAAACGGCACTGGATGCAGAATAAAGGCCGCGAGCTATGCGTGGGCCATAGAGCAGGCTTGCTCTGTTGGAGGCAAGGATGGCCGGTAGCTGGTTCGCATTTTTCGGACGCGACTTCCTCGCGGCCACCCTTGGGTGGTCGGCCGAGGAGCGCGGCCACTACATCACTCTCCTGGTGGCCCAGTGGGAGCAGGACGGCCTGCCCACCGATATGGCCCGCCTGGAGCTCATCAGTCCTGGCGTCTCCCGGTGCTGGACGACGCTCGAATCGAAGTTCCCCGTAGGGCTTGGCGGCCGTCGCCGCAACTCCCGGCTCGAGCACGAACGGCACCTGGCCCACGAACGGAGCGAGCGGGCTCGTCAGTCCGCCTCCGCAAGATGGGCAAATAAGGAAAGCCAGGGAGGGGTAGATCCTGGCGGATGCGTGACGCAATGCGTGACGCATTGCTCGGAACCATGCTCGGACGATGCTGCCATGACCATGTCTTATTCTCCTCCTCCTCCTCCCCCTCGCGGGGCTTGGGGAGGGGAGGAGGAGGCGGAAGGGTGGCAATCGCTCAGGAACGCCTGGAACGCCGTATGGGGCGAGAAGCGTCAGTGGAGGTCAACGGAGCCGCCCAAGGAGGCGATCGCCCGTCTGAGCGAGCCTGGGTGGCTCCAGGAGGCACTCCTGGCGATACCCGCCATCAAGAAAGGCGCGTGCAGCGGTTTTCGGACCCCTCCGACCCTCCGTCAGTTCTGCGGGAGCGACCCGGAGCGCGGCACCTTCGTGGCCCGGTTGCTGGGCGGTGAGTTCACCGACACGGAGCGGGCCGGCCACAGGCGACCGGCGGGGGCTGGACTATGAGCGACCTTGTCGAGCGGTTGGTTGGGGTGGCTGAGTTTGTTGGCCGAGAGCCGCGGGCGGTTTTGTACGAAGCCGTGAAGGAGATCGAACGGCTGCGGTCGCTGACGCGGTTCCAGGATGGCGTGATCCGCAGCGGCGACGTGGCGTGCCTGACGACAGCGGAGCGGGAGGCGATTGCCGCCGGTCTTGGTGCGCTGGAACGACTCTACGAATACTCGCCGCCGATCAGCCAGCCAATCTATGAGCAGCACGCACCGACGCTGCGGGCGCTGCTGGAGCGGACGAAGTGAGCCAACACCAACGCATCCTCGAGTCGCCAAGCGTCGGCACGACGCGGGGGCAGGAAGCCGTGGTGCGGGCGATCCGCAAGGCCAGGTCGCGGCACCCGTGGTACGGGCCTTCATACCGAGAGATTGCTGACGAGCTCGGCGTGACAGTCAACGACGTGGCGCAGAAGGTCAGCCGGCTCTTACGCGACGGTCGCGTGAAAGTAGATCACGGCGTGGCACGATCCCTGCGAGTAACGGACAGAAAATGACAGTTTTTGGTATCGACCCAGGTGTCGGCGGTGCGATCGTGATGGTTGCGGAGCCAGGACTCGTGCGTGCCGAGGATATGCCGGTCATCGAAATACGAGGCCGCAGGCATATCGACACCCACAAACTCATCTCGGTGCTCAAGAGTTTTCCGTTGAGGCCAGACATGGTGATCCTCGAGCACGTCCAGGGCGTGCAGGGCACCGGCGCCACGTCGGCGTTTTCGTTTGGACGTGGGTTTGGGTTGCTTGAGGGAACGATTGCAGCAATCGGCTATCCCTTGACGCTGGTTCGGCCGCAGTTGTGGACGAAAGATCTCGGCGTGAGTAGGGACAAGAACGCGAGACGAGCGGCGGCATCGAATCTGTGGCCGAAATACAGTCATCTGTTTGAGCGAGTGAAGGACGACGGGCGGGCAGACGCGGCGTTGCTCTGCCATTGGTGGATGCTGCGAGGCAAGGCTGCTTGACGCATTGCGTAGGATCGACGCGAAAGGAGTTTCCTGTGGGACGAATGAAGGATTTGCTTGTCGCTGTCTACGGTGGCGGCTACCGGGCGGTCGAAGCAGCCGAGCAGCTCGCGGCCATGAACCGCTGGACGCTGTGCACCGATCAAGAGCCGGAAATCGTCAGCGAGTCGTTGAGCCAGGTCGTTCTGGCGTGGCGGCCTGGCGAAGAATGGCCGCAGCCGGCTTTTGTCCAGCTCGAGAACGGCAATCGGGTCTGGAAGTGGAGCCGGCAAGGAAGGCCGACGCACTGGATGCCGATGCCGGAGGTGCCGGAGTGAATCTGTCGTTATTCTTGGCCAGCCGGCCAAAGAAAGTTTTTTAGGTCGTGTGGAGTTCGAAAGGGGGGGCGGCCGGCGGCCGGCCGGCGGAAGTACCTTGGTGTACGCCCGTACACTATCCCCCCCACTAGTGGTATTTCGATAGCCTCGCCCGCCCCCCCTATCGGTAGTATTTCGATGGCCGGCCGATCGGCCGGCATGATGGCCGGCCGGCGTGCTCGTGCTCGTGCTCGTGACGGTGCATCATCACGAGCGATGGGACGATGGCCGCTCGATTGACAGCCTGGCCGGCCGATGGCCGGCCACGTCACGAGACGCCAGCGGCAAGCCTGGCCGACGGTGCACCGTCACGATCGGCCGGGCGCCCGGCCAGGCTATCGAAATACCCTGGCCGGCCGTGGCCACGTCACGAGCGGCCGGACGATGGCCGGCGGCCAGGTCGCCGGGCTGGCCGGCCATCGTGCACCGCCACGAGACGGCCGACGGGCGGCCGTGCTCGTGACGTGGCCAGCCCCCACCGATTAGGGGATAGGTGGGGCGGCGGATTCTCACGATACCAAATGTCCAATCGGCAAGTGTGCCGGGCGCAGCGGAATTCCAGAAAAATTTTTCATGGCTTGCAACCATTGTTTCCGATTGGTAGATTAACGACATGAACACGGCAGCACACAAGCAACGGGCGGCGGAATTCGGCCTCGATTGGTCGATCGTGCTTGAACTCTACCGGGAGGCCCGCGAACTAGAGCGTCAGGACGTTGAGCGGCTGACGGCCGATCGTCACGAAGCCTATAGCGGGCTGGCCGGCCGCGTGCACGGCGGCCACGTCAAGGCAACCCACCGCCGCGCGTTCCGCGACGGTGGCGACGCCACGAACGTGGCCGGCCTTGACGTGGTGGCCGCCGGCCGCGGAATGACGGCCGATGAACTCTTCGCCGAGCTGGCCGCCGACGCGCCAGGCTTGCGGCCGGCCGACGACGTGATGATCGAAGCGATCGATCGCGCCGCCCGCATGATGGCCGCCCCGGCCGCCGCCCCGGCCGCCGACATGGTGCCGCTCGTGAGCGGCGCGATCGTCGCCGACGTTACCGAACAATGGATGCGGCGCATGGTCAAGGCCGGACGGATTCGCGGCTGCAAGGCCGGCCGCAATTGGCTCGTGTCGATCGCCGATTGTGAATCGTTCCGCCGGCATCCAACGGCCGGCCGCCCGCGCGTTACCCCCTTCTAACCGCCCCGGAGACCGCCACCGATGACAGCCGCTCAATTCTGCCGATTCGCCGCCCGCATGGCCGACATGGACGCCGCCGCCCGCGACGCCGTGGCCGCCCTGGCCGCCGCCGACGTGGCCGCCGCCGACGCCGCCGCCCCGCGCGGCACGACCGCCCGCCGCGACGCCGAGCGGCTGATTCTCGAATTGCACGATGCCGGCGCCCCCGTGGCCGCCGGCCGCCCGACGGCCGCCCGCACCATGTCGCTTTTCGCCGATTGACCCGCCCCCACCAACGGAGACCCGCCACCATGACCCGCGCCGACTTCGAGACCGCCGCCGCCGATCGACTCACGATCGCCGCCACCGCCACGGCCGCCCGCCTGGCCGCCGCCGCCCGTGCCGCGGCCGCCTGGCTTGACGGCCTGGCCGCCGAGCTGGCCGCCGCGGCTTCGCCGCTCGCCCGCGAGCGTGCCGCCGCGGCCAGGTGCCGCCCGTGCCCGGTGCCGCCGCCCGTGCCGCCCGCCCGCCCCGCCGCGGCCATCGTGCCGCCGCCGGTGCCGCCCGCTGCCCGGCCGCCGATCGCCCCGCCCGCCGTTGTGCTCGTGACGCCGACGGCGGCCGCCCCCGTGCTCGTGACGATTTGACCAACCCCAACCCCGGAGACCCGAGACCATGACCACGCCCCGCCCGATCGCCCCGGCCCGATACGTCGCCCGTCGAATCAGCGACCCCCGCAGCCGCGGCGCCTGCTACTGGTTCGAGGTGGAAAGCGTAGACGCCGACGGCCGCCGCTCGTTTGTGGCGATCGCCGACACGCGCGAGGAGGCCCGCGACATCGTGCGGCGCCTCAATGCCGCCGCCAGCGACCAGGCCCGCCGGGCCGCCTACGCCCGGCTGACCGCTGCCCGCGAGCGTGCCGCGGAATTGCAGGCCATGCGTCGCGGCTTCGCCGCGGCCACGTTCCGCCCGTTCCGAACGCCGGGCGCGATGGCCGGCCTGGCCGTCGCCCGCATGGACGCCGCCCGCGAACTCCGTGCCGCCCGCGCCGCCTACGACGCGGCCGCCGCGGCTCAGTTTGACTCGACCACTTGACCCGTTGTTGCCGATTGGTAGAATCCCCACAACACGCGGCCACAACGGCCGCACAACCCGAGGAGACCAGAGACCATGCCCACCACCACCACCACCACCACCCGCGCCGACGTTTACCAGACCGTCACCGATGCGATCGTCGCCCGCCTCGAATCCGGCGAGTTGGCCCCGTGGCACCAGCCGTGGAAGGCCGGCAACGCCGCCGGCCCCGTGTCGCGCCCGCTGCGCCACAACGGCCAGCGGTATTCCGGCGTGAACGTGTTGTGGTTGTGGATGGCCGCCGAGGCCGCCGGCCATACATGCCCGTACTGGCTGACCTACCGGCAAGCGCAGGAGCTGGGCGGCCACGTCCGCCGCGGGGAGAAGTCTACGCCCGTCGTGTTTGCGTCCACGTTCACGAAGCGCGAGACGCTCGCCGACGGCACCGCGAAAGATCGGAAAATCCCGTTCCTGAAAACCTACGCGGCGTTCAACGCGCAGCAGTGTGACGGCCTGCCCGAGCACTACTACCGGCAGCTGCCCCCGCCCGCCGGCCACGTTGACCCGCTGCCGGCCGTGCTCGACTTCGCCCGGCACACCGGCGCGGACATCCGCACGGGCGGCGCCCGTGCTTGCTACGTGCCCAGCGGCGACTACGTGCAGATGCCCGACGCGGCCACGTTCGAGAGCGCCGAGGCCCACGCTGGCACGCTCGCCCACGAGCTGGCCCACTGGACGGGCCACGCGTCGCGGCTCGACCGCGGGATGGCCCAAGCGAAGCGATTCGGAGACGACGCCTACGCGGCCGAGGAGCTGGTAGCCGAACTGGCCGCCGCGTACCTGGCCGCCGATCTCGGTTTCGAGGCCCAGCCCCGCGACGACCACGCCGCCTACCTGGCCTCGTGGCTCCGCGTGATGAAGGCCGACAAGCGCGCCATTTTCACCGCGGCCAGCGCCGCCAGCCGGGCGGCCGACTTCCTGCACGGCTTGCAGCCCGGCGGCGCAGCGGCCCCCGCCGAGGAGACCGACGCCGAGACCGACGCCGAGCCGGCCGCGGCTTGACGCCTGGCCGCCCCGGCACCCCCCGCCGCCCGCGGGCGGGGGAGACCGGGCCGGCCCGGCACAACGCCGGCCACCGCGACCCACGAGAGACCCCGATGAGGCCCGAGACCATGACCACGAAGCGAAAGACCGCCCGCACCGCCCCCACCGACCAGCGGCCGACGTGCCCGAACTGCGGCGGACACAACGTCGAGGATACCGCCTGGATCACCTACCGCCCCGATGGCACCGCCGAGATCGTGAACGGCGAAGGCCCGTTCGGCGACGACGAGGGGACATGGTGCCACGACTGCCAGGAGCACGCCGGGCTGAGTTTCCCCAAGCTCACGCCCGCCGACGACGCCCGCCGGCAGTCAGCCGCCCACGCCCGCGCCCACGGGCCGGAGTTGCTCGCCGTCGCCCGCTGGGCGGTTGACCAGATAGCAGACGACCTTGACCCCGAGCACCAGGAAGCGCTCGCGGCTGCTCGTGAGCTGCTCGCGCGGCTCTCGTGAAACCAACCACCACAACCCCACCCCAACCCAGGAAACCCCAACCCATGAACGCCATCACGCTCGCCGCCCTTCGCCACTTCGAGCACGCCGCCGCCGTGCTCGCCAGCCTGGCCCCCGATCTAGTTTCGACAGACGACCGAGACCGGCGCGTGCCCGTGTCGCTCGACTCGCCGGCCTGGCCGGCCATCGACGACGCGCTCGATCTTTTGTACGCGATCGAATCCGAGCCGGACGCCGACACGCCGGCCGGATTCGCACACTGGCACCGCGTCGCCTGGCTGGAGGTTGTGCGGGCGGCCGCCGCCGCAGCCGGCCACGGCGCCGACGACGCGCCACGGTGGGCGAGCATGACCGCCGCCCAGCTGGCCGACGAACTCTTCTACCTGGCCGACTTCCAAGGCTAGAAAAAATATCCTCCCCCCCTTGCACCCATTGTTTCCGATTGGTAGATTGCACAGAGACACGCGGCCGCCGGCCGCACAACCCACGAGGAGACGAGAAACCATGTCCGCCCGTTTCAAGATTCACGGCATGACCGACGAGCCTGGCCACTGTGAGCTATGCGGCACTTTCTGCCCGCGCCGCCGTGTCGCCGTTGAGCTGATCGCCGACGACGGCAGCACCACCGGAGACGTGCAGCTGTGGGGCGTCGTCTGTGCCGCCGAGGCCCGGCACGGCCGCCGCGACTCGACCCTAGCCAGGCAGCTCCAGGGAGAGGCCGAGGAGGCCGGCGCCTACACCGGCCCGGCCCGCGGCCGCCGCCGGATGCCGGCCGGCGACCGCCCCCGCCGGCAGACCCGGCGCGAGGCCTTCCGCCTGGCCGCGATCGCTGAAGCCGACGCCCGCGCCGTTTGGTTCCGCACGTCGTCGCCCGTGCCGGCCGCGCTCGCCGCCGCCGAGGCCGATGGCCGGCCGTGGCTGGCCGCCGAGGCCCGCTACACCAACACCGGCCACCCTCGCGCCGCCGGCCACGCCTACCGCCACGACGACGGCCGACACGCGATCGTCAACAGCACCAGCCCGGCCGACGTGGCCCGGTTCGAGCGGCACGGCTTCCGGCACGTCGCCGGCGCCGAGCTGGCCAACTGGCCGACCGTTGCCGAGGCGCTTGCGGCCACCGCCTAGCGGGCGGCCGCCCCCGCCCGCCCCGGCACGCCGCCGGGCTGGACGGGGCCGGCCGTTCGCCGACCCGTAGCCCCCAACCCCAGGAGCCCATAGCCATGACCACGACCGCCACCACCCACGCCAACCACGCCCACACGCCCGGCCCGTGGAGGCACAACCCGAGGACCGGACGCGTGATGCTCAACGGTTCCGCGGTCTATTCGATCCGCGACCGCTGCGCCGACCCCGACGCCCCGCCCCGGTTCAATCCGGCCGACGTTCAATTGATGGCGGCCGCGCCCGAGCTGCTCGCCGCCCTGCGTGCCGCCATGCAGCTGCTCGACCGCGTTCACGCGGTCCACGCTTTGCAGTTTTCCGTAGATACGGCACGCGACTTGTCGGCCGCCTGGCTCGCCGCCAGCCGGGCCATCGAATCCGCAACCCTCCCCCTACGCCGCTGGAGCGTCACCGCCCTCGTGGCGGAATGGAATCCGGCCACCGGCGATTACGACGAAATCGACCTTGACCACGAGCCACGCGCCTACGACGCCGCCGAGGCCGAGGAACTGGCCCGCGATGCCTGGAGCGACCACGGCCACAACCCCGACCGCGTGAAGGTGCGCCCGCTCGACTGACCCGGCCGCCCCCACGCCGGCCCCGGCAACCGCCGCGGCCGGCCAGGGGGATGCCGGCGACAACCGCCGACCAGCCCGCCACCCAGGAGACCGAGACCATGAACGCCACGCTCCACCCCTATCCGATCGCAGCCCCCGCCCCGCACGCCTGGAAGGTCGTGCACGAGTGGACAGACCAGCAGCCCAATAACGGCTGGTCGCTCGAGCGCTTCGCCGTGCCGATCGGCGACCACGCCACCGAGGCCGCCGCCCGCGCCCACGTCGCCGCCCGTGTCGCAGAGGGTATGCAGGCTGGCGAGGGCTATTTCATCCGCGACCCCGACGGCACCGTGATCCACCGCACCTACGCCACCAAATCCACGCGGCCCCGGATGTAGCCCACGCCGCCCCCGCCACCCCGCCCCAGCACGGACGCCGGCCAGCGGGGAACCGGGGCCGGCCTGGCCACGCCGGCCACGCCCACACCCGCCCACGCCAACCAGGAGACCCACGCCCATGCCCGCCTACGCCGCAACCGAGATCGACCACGCCGCCTACCCCCGCCTCTGCCGGCGGATGAGCGAGGCCGCGCTGCAATTCACGATCGCCGACGCCCGCGCCGCCCTGGCCGCCATGCCCGACGGCCCGAAAGCCGGCTACTACGCCGATGAAATCCATTACGCCCACGCCGAGCTTGCCCGCCGCGGCCGAGGCGGCCGGAGGGACACGCGGCCGCGGCTGCTCGCCGCCGACACGCACGCCGCCGGCCTGGCCGCCGTGCTCGAGGATTGACCCACGCCCGCCCACAGTCAGGAGCCACGCCCATGCCCACGCCCGCCCCGCAGCTCGAGCTATTCGACAAAGGCCCGCCCCCGCCCCCGCCCTGCAAATGGATCGCACACCGCGGGCCGTGGGGCCGGAACCTTACATGGACGCGGCCAGATATGCCCGGCATCGTCGTCCGCCACTGCGGCCACGGCACGGCCAGCTACCCCTACTACGTCACCCTCGGCGACTGCCGCGAGCCGGCCAGCCCCGGCACCTTCCGCACGCTCCCGGAGGTGCAGGCCGCCGCCGCACGCCTATGGAGCCACGCCCGCCCCGGAGCCACGCCGCCCCAATGAAGCCACGCCCCCCCAGCCACGCCGCCCCCGGCATTGACCGCAGCGGCCGATCGGCAATAATCCCCCCATGCCCACCATCGACCCGAAAAAATACGTCTCGATCCAGACCGGCGCCCGCCTGGCCGGCGTCGCCCGAATCACGCTCCGCGGGGCAATCAAGTCCGGCCGCGTCAAAGGCATCGAAATCGACGGCTACTATTTCGCCCTCCGCGCCGATTGCGAGAACTTCACCCGCGACCCGATCGGCCGAGGCCGCCCGCCACCCAAGAAAGCCACGCCCGCCAAGGCCGCCAAGGCCGGACGCTGGGGCTCGGCCAGAAAGACGGCCGCCGGCCGGTTCGACCCGGCGAAATACTTGTCGGTTGGCGCCGCCGCCAAGGCCGCCGGCGTGTCCCGGTTTTGGATGCGGCGGCTACTCCAAGAAGGCCACGTCGCCGGCATCGAAATCGACGGCCAAGCGTTCGCCCTGCGGACGGCCGTGGAAGCGTATGCAGCCACGCCCGCCGGCCACGGCCGGCCGCGCGGCGGGAGCCACTCCGGCTAGCCGCTGCCCTGCTTTGGAAAATTCATGCCTTGCATCGTAGTTGCCGATTGGTATTCTGGTTGCCGATTGGTAAGATTCCCGCGCCCCTGCCACCCCCGGAGAAAAACCACCATGCTCGCCGAGATCCAGCAGTTCGAGGCCGGCCGCACCTACTACTGCCGCTCGAGTTGCGACCACGACACGGTATTTCGCTACACGGTGCTATCCCGCACCGCCCGCCAAATCACGATCCGCGACGACTGCGGCCACGTCAGCCGCCGCGGCATCAAGGCCGATGGCGGCGCCGAGTTCTGCTACCCCGAGGGCCGCTACAGCATGGCCCCGGTGATCCGCGCCGACCGCCGCCTCGACCCGGCCACGCCGCTGCCCGGCCGGGACGGCCTCTACCCGATCGGCACGAAGGTTGTCGCGCTCGACGGCTTCACGATCCGCGTCGGCCAGGTTGCCGACCACACAAGCGACCAATTCGGCCGCTGGCACGTCGTCGTCATGGATGGAGCTTTCGAGACGGTGGGAAGCATCCGCGACCGCGACGCCCTCGGTATCGGCTGGCGAGTTGCCAAGGCCGACGAACTAAGCCGGCACGGCCAGACCGAAGGCCCGTGCTACACCGGCGACTGACTTACCACCACCCCAGGAGAACGCCCATGCCCACGCCCGCCCATGACCCCGACGCGATCGTGCTCGAGCCGTGCCGCCCCGCCGATGCCACGCTGACGCTGCCAACGCCCGACCCGATCGCCGCCGCCGTCGTCACCGCCCTGGTGGCCGGCGACGAGCTGCCAGACGAGTTCACCATCCTCGACACCTACGCCGACTGCGGCGATCCGCCCTCGTGGCACCGCTGCCGCGAGGTATGCGTTGCCGTGGCCGACGCCATGCGGCTGCTCGGCCTGCCGATCCGCACGACCTACACCATGCTCGACAACATTCCCGACCCCGACACCGACCACGAGTGAAAAGGAGACCCACGCCCATGCACACGCTCGCCCCCCTCGCCGCCGCCGGTTGCCTGTTCGTCCGCCTCGCCCGTGGCGAGAAACGGCCGATCGGCTCCGGCTGGCAACACAAAGGGACCGACGACCTGGATGCCGTCGCCGCCTGGCTCGCCGCCCGCTCCAACGTCGGCATCCTGCTCGGGCCGGAATCCGGCGTCGTGGACGTTGAATACGACGAGCCGGAGGGCCGGGAGCACCTGGCCGCGTTCGGGATTTTCGACTTGCGAACGCCGACGTGGCGATCGGCCCGCGGGGAGCACCGGCTATTCCGCTGGGAACCGTGGATGCCGGCCACGGCGGCCATGAAGGTGGACGCGATCGAGATACGGATTGGCGGCCGCGCGGCTCAGTCGGTGCTCCCGCCGAGCATCCACCCCAGCGGCGCCGCCTATGAGTGGATCGTCAGCCCCGCCGACGTTGCTATCGCCCCGTTCCCTGCTCAACTACTCGCACAGGAGGTACTCGCATGAAACCGTTTTTTGCAATTCGCATCGACTACAACCCGGCAGACTCAGACGACCAAGATCACCGCGACGAAAACACCGTTCGCTTCGCAGTCGCAAGACAGTGCCACCCAAGCGTTATGGAAGGGGCCGACGAGGAATCGCGGGCAGAGGCCGCAGTTGCGGACGACAGGAAGGCAATCGTGGACCGCTTCGCTAGCGCTGTGCGGTTTGCCGACCGCGCTATGAACGATGGCGATGATTGGTCCTTGCTCGATGAAGTGATGAAGGCTTTACTGGGGGTTTACGGGGGCTTATCCACAGTCCGCTATTTGCTGGACACTGTGATTGACGAGGCAGACGAGGACGATCTGGAAGAATTGCAGGCCATCATCGACAGGCAGCGCACTGCCCCGCCAGGGGGCGACAGCGTGGAGCCAGACGCATGATCCGCGACACACTCCGCGCCGCCCTGGCGATTGCCGTGATGGCCGCCGCAGCCTCGATCGTGCTCGAGACGCGGCAGCGGCTCATCGCGCTCGAGCACGCCGGCCGGATGATCGCCGGCCCCACGCACGCACACGCCTACGCCGCCCCGGCCCAAGCCACGCCGCCCCAGGCCGGCGGCCGGCTCCAGGCTTTCGGCCGGGCGGCGATCCAATTCGCCGATGCGGCGATGGGCGTGGTGCGCTAGTCGAGCACCCCTGCCGCGTACACACGCACGACGGCATCCGGCCACGCGAAATCGATCGACACGCCAGTGGCGGTCGCTGTCGCGTTTGCAGTCAGCACGAGCGAAGTGCCGTCCGTGATGCTGGCGATCTTGGCCGCGGCCGGGATGCCCGCCCCGCTGACGGCCATGCCAGCCGCGAGGCCGGCCGTGCTCGACAGGCCGGTGACGTTGGGCGATGCGTTCGTGGTGCCGCCGGAAAGCGTCGTCACGGCGCCGTCGTTCGTGAGCTTTACGGTCTTTGACGACCCACCGATCGGCAGTCCTGCAACGCCGGAAAACATCGCTGCCGTTCCGCCCTGGCCGACCACCAGGCCAGCCAGCTGATCCCAGCCGTCGGAATCGCCTGGCTCGACCGTGATGGTCACGTTCGGCGACTCGTTCACGATCGTCAAATACTTCACCGAGGCGAGCGAAACCGTGCCGGAAAGCCCGAACACGGACTTCGACAGGCTCAACAGGTCGATCGTCTCGTCGTCTCCGGCCGGGATAGTCAGCTCGCCGCTCCAGTAGCCGTTAGCCTTTCCGGCCGTCGTGCCGTTCGCCAGCACCGTCGGCACCACCACCGAATCGGCCAGAGCCGAATTGCCGTCCACGATCTTCGTGGAGAACTGGAGCGTGCCCTGCATCGAAAAGATCATGGTATCCCTCTTGTTTCAGTCTACTGGGCCAGTTGTCGCGCCATCGCCCGCAGGCTGCACCGCCAGCGGTCGCTACCAAACCACAGATCCAAGAGGGACAGCGAAATGCCGTCCACCGTGGGACCCAGCACGAGCGGCCACATCGGCCCGATGCCGTGCCGGGCCTCCCATTGCTCACGCACCTGGGCCTTGACCAGCCGCATGGCGTGGCCGATGGCCGCATGGTGCCGGCCGTGGGGCAGCACGACCTCGAGGTGCCGATGGGGCCAGTGCCGGACGACCAGGCCGGTGAGCTCGTCGGCCCGCCACGCCTGGCAATAGTTCACGAGCGGCCCCAGCCGGTAGCGGACGTGGGCCTGGAGCTGCTCGAGCGTGTCCACGCCGTCACGCTCCGTTCGGCTTTGACTTGCAGCGGCAGGCCGCCGGGCAAGGGCACGGCTGCACGATCCGCCCATCGGGCCGCCACTTGCCATCTACGCACGTCCCGCCGCAGGCGCAGGCCGGTGACGGCGGGCTCGGCGGCGGCTCAGGAGACTCAGGAGCGAAGGCCGCGTAGGCCACGGCCACGGCGGCCGCCGCCCGCGGCTGCTCGACGTTGACGGCCGCCGGGTCGGCCGACAGC